CAGGCTGACAAGGACGGCGAGTGTAAGCCCTGCAACGGCATGGGGTTCATTGACGGCGTGGGCGACCGCTGCCAGGCCTGCAATGGAGACGGCGGGGATTGCGCGAAGGGTGCGGGGGATGAGCCAGCTCCGTTCGCTCCTGATTGGGCCAATTATCGGCAGGGCTGGGCGGATGGCTTGGCCGAGGGCGATGAGGCAATCGATATCGCCCGCACGGCTCTGATGGAAATCGCCGACCTTGCAGACGTCGAGGCAGACCAACGCGGGGTCATCGTCAATGCGGCGCTAACCAGGATCGATGAGATAACGGCACGCGCCGCCCTGGCCGCGCAGAAGCACCCCCGCACGGACGGAGGCGGACGTGAGTGAGCCGTGCTGGTGCGCCACCTGCCGCCCCGTGTCGTTCGGGGATATGCGGATGGTGCTGTGCCCGGTGTGCGGGAACAAGCGTTGTCCTCGGGCGGGTGACCACCGCTATGCCTGCACCGGTAGCAACGAGGTCGGACAGGTCGGCGTCGATGTAGCAGATATGGCGCATCTGGCGCCGCAATGTCTCGTAAATGGAGCCAACATGACGAACGAGGAAATCGAAGCCATCGCGCAGCGCCCTGCGTGCTGCAAGCCGTTTGGCGAAGCGGTCACCCTGTCGCGTGCCGAGCGGGATGCGCTGGTGGCGATGGCGCGGCGGTACGCGTGGCTGCGGGATGCCACGGATTCCCAGCGTCTTGACGCTGAACGCTGGATGGCATCCTGCGGCCCTGATCGGCTTGACGCAGAAATCGACGCCGCCATGGCAAAGGAGCGGACATGACCATGCTCCCCGAAATCGACCCTGAAACCGACGACTGGTCCAAGCGTGACCCCGCCATCGCATTCCACCTGATCGACCGATACGCTGATAACTGGTCGCATGCGGGCGTACTGATGGAGCGCTGGGCCAGGGCTTGGGTGAAGGCTAATCCGGAGAAGGAAGATGACAAATAGTGAATTGCTCAGGATGGCTGCGTACGCGGCGCGCATCAAATTGTCTTGGGACGTGTCGGGTCGGGTCTGCTGGCTGGAATCTTCCAGAAAAGCATGGAATCCACTTACCGACGATGGCGATGCGCTCCGGCTCGCGGTGAATCTCGGAATCGAGATCGGCAACTACCACCAGTACGGCCGAGCGTTGGCCACTATCGGATGCACTCGCGGAGTGGGCGAATTCTGGGAGATCAACCCAGATGACCATTGCGCAGCCACACGTCGCGCCATCGTCCGAGCAGCAGCAGAAATAGGAAAGACCCGCAGTGACTGACGTTATTGAGCAGATGCTCAGAACCACCCGCAAGAATTGGATGAAACAGCCCGCCTAGCGCGGGCTTCGTTTTGGAGGTTCAGATGAACGACTATCTATCGGCGTCCGAGCTGGCTGAACTGGTTGAGTGCCAGCCTAATCAAAGGGCGATCATGGCGCGCTGGCTCAGTCGCCATGGATGGCGCTACGTGCTGGGTAAAAATGGCGTCCCGCGCGTATTGCGGGCATACCGAGATAAGAAACTTGGAGTAGCAGATGGCCAGCAAAAAGCCGGTCCCACGTCCGCCCCGAACCGCGAAGCCTTCACCCGCGTGGGAGAAGACCGGGATAGCAAGGCTGTACAAGCGCGTCGGCAAGCAGCGCATTAGCTGGATCTACAAGCACATGGACGGGCGAAGCGAAACACTCGCCTCGGCTGTCCTCGGGGACCGCGCCGCGCGCTACGACGCCGAACGACTGGCGGCCAAGTTAGCGGTCGAGATCCAGCAAGGCGTCGTTGTCGCTGGCGCCGTTTCAGAGATGATTGAGCGGTTTGAACTTAAGGAAGATCCGACGTACTACGAGGATCAATCCGTGGACGGGAAGAAGACCCGGAAAGCGATGTACGCGAACCTGACAAAGTTCTTTGGACGCATGAGCCCCGCCGATCTGACCACACAGCACGGCTACCAGTACCTTGAAGATCGGGCGGCAGCCGGCGCACCTGTGAAGGCAAACAAGGAGATCAGCCAGCTTTCGGTCATCTGCCACTACGGCGTCCGTTGGGGTCTTCTGCCAGCGAACCCGTTCACCAACATGATGAAGAACCGCTCCACCACCAAAGCAAAGGTTATTTCCCGGCGCCAGGTCCTGCGGTTCTATCTCTGGTCGGTGAAGCAGCGCGAGAATTACCGCGTCATGGGCTGCGCGGCCATGTTCACGTACTTAACGGGATTTCGCTCATCGGAAACGCGCCCATTCCTCAAAACCGGTTTGACGGAAGGCGGCGTTACCGTTCTTTCGAGCAAGCGAAAGAAGGGGCAGATGGAAGTGCTGAAGATCCGGGAATGGTCGACGCGGCTTCGTGCTGTCGTCGCTCGCGCGCTGGACCGAGAAAACGCCAGTCCGTATCTATTCGCGCCCACAAAAAGGTCAGAGGCATACACGCGGCACGGGTGGGCCTCCAGTTGGAAGGATGCTCAATTGGCCTGGATACTGACGCTTGATGAGGAAGTGAAAGAGAAGACCCTCACAGCCCATGCCCTGTACTTCACCCTACAGGACATTCGTCCGGCAGCCATTACCCAGAAGATCGCGAATCGGGACAAGGACGCCTACGATTTCGCTGCTCATGCTGACCCGTCCACAACCCACAAACACTACGATAGGCGACTGGTGAAACGGGCTACGGCAACCGAGTAAAATTCTAACGCAGGCATTTTTATTCTAATGATTAACCTGCTAGCGAATTACAAACCCACGTAGCGCCTTGTATTTACTAGATATTCTGGCGCGGCAGGAGGGGCTCGAACCCCCGACCCCGGGCTTAGAAGGCCCGCGTGAAATGCTCCTAACGCATTGATATAGCGGGCTTCTTCACTTTTAGCGTTAGAACTATTGTGTGATCTACACTACGAGTTCATGCGGCTCTCCAGCCATCTGTTCTAACGCTATGTCCTACTTCAAGCCCATGCCCCCAAAGCTCGGCGGCTGCTGGACCTGTACCCACTGGCACGGCGAAACAACCGACCAGGGACGCAGGCCGTACTGCCGCCTTGATCCTGGCCACCGCATCGCCCCTGTATACCCAGACGAGGGCTGCGGCGCATGGGTGCGTGAGATAGGGGCCGACGATGAGATCAAGCTGGTGAAGGACCGAGGGCCTCGGGAAGACTAGTCGTCGTTCCCCGGCCAATCGCACAGCCTCACGCCCTATGGCTTGTTCTTGGCCAGCAACTCGGACTTCTTCTGTCCGCCCGCTGTGCTGCCGAAGTAGTAGGAAATGATGCTGGTCCAGGCGGTGCCCAGCGAGCCGAGCAGTATGTACAGTGGCTCCTTGCTGGCAGTCGGGATGGCTGCGAAGACCATCACGGATAGCATGCCGAAGAACCCGGCCGTAACGAGGTAGGCAAGCATCCGAGGGGTCCAATCCTGGCGCTCAATCTCACGGTGCCGAGCGTCGGCCCGGTCGTCGGCTGCGATTTTTTCAAGATCCGCCTCATTCTTGAAGCCCATTTCCGCCATGCGCGCGGCGAAGTCCTGTTCGGCCTTCTTCAGTTCCACCAGGGTACTCGGGTCGGCTTCGGCCAGCTTCTTTGCGATTTCGGCGTCCGTAGCATCATCGCCAAGGCCCAGCGCTCTGGTGATTGCCACCACCGCGCCGCCAGCCAGTGGACCACCCAGGGCAGTGGCCAGCATGGGCGCCACGTTGGCAACCACGTTCTTCCAGTCGAAGTTCATGACAGATCCCCAGCGGCGTACCGCAGATTGGTGACGACGCGCCGCGACCAGCCTTTCCCGAAGCTGGGCCAGGTCGGCAGGTTGGTATAGAACTGCTCGCGCTCGGCGTTGAAACGAAGCAGCATCGCGGCGGCGCCGCGCTCGGCAACTGCTGCCAGTGTCTTGGGGCCGATGATCCCGTCATCCACAACGCCGGCGGCGCGCTGCAAGAACTTGGCTGCCTGGCTGGTGCCATGATTTACCGCCGCGTCGAACACCTGGAACGCCACAGCGAACGGCATGCTGCCGGCTTTCACCTTGTCCCAATACTGCGACCGGTAGATTGTCTTCGCAGCTTCGCGCGGCAGGTCGCGCATGGGGCCGGTGTACCCGCTTGCACGCGCCACCGCGATGGTGACGCCCCACATGGTTTCACCGCCCGGGTCGTTCGGGTGGTTCACATATCCGCCCTCGTGACCGATCAATCGGTCGAATGCCGTTTCGAAGTTCAGTTGCATCTATTCACGCTCCTGGGAACTTGAAACATCCGAAGCCCCCTTTTTTAAGAGGGTTGAGAGAAGTTTCCAGGCGCGATCCTGCTTTTCCTGCTCGCGCTTCATGACGGCTATGTCGACCTGCATGGTGGCCTGCCCGATCTGGGCGGTCATCAGGATGTCGGCGATCTTATCCATGCGCCGCACGCCCTCATTGGCGTACCAGACGTAGCCACCGCTCATGATTACGACAGCGGCCGCCACGCCGCACCCCCAGTAGTAATACTTGTCGACGCGCTGTTCCAAGCGCGAAACGCGGGCGGGTAGATCCTGATCGGTAGTCACGGGTTACCCTCCAGCGCCAGCACGCGTGCTTCAAGCTCGTCCTGAGCCTGCGCAAGACCACGGATCATGAACGCGGTCAACTCGTCCATGCGGAAGCCGTAGCGGTCGCCCGCCGCGACTTCAAGCACCTGGTGCGCGGGGACATCCACCACCATGATTGCTTTGCCCGTCTCGTCGAATTCGCCCGATTCCTTCAGCTCGGCCTCAATCGTCCGGTACTGGTCTTCCCACTGGTCGTAGCAGATGAACCCCAGTTCGAACGGGTCCAATCCATGGGATGCCAGGATCTCGATTGCACGTTGAACCGTCATGCCAGCGTGGAAACGTGCGGCCTCGTCACCCTCGCGACCGATGGCGTCCAACCGCTTGTAGAAACCGATCTCCCGCGCCAGTTCTTTCGCCGCCGCGAGTTCCGCCGCCGTCATGGGCCGCACAGGCGTTTTGAGACGGGCGTCAGACGTGTTGATGGTTCCATTGACGGCATAGAAGGTCTGCCACAACCGGGATGCGCTGCCCACGAATAGCATTCCAGTCACCGAGGGCAGAATGGATTTTCCAGCGCTGATGCTGTTCGTGTTCATGAACAGGTGTTCTTCAATTGCACCTGTTCCGTTCGCCCGCGTCGCCAGCGACATGCCGCCGGTAGACGTCGTGCGGATCCGACCTACCGTAGCCGTTGCCTCGGTGCTCATGCGGATTTCGGAGTTCGCGTTCTTGCCGGAAACCAGGTTGATGAAGCCGGTATCAGTGTCCGTGTTATTCAGGCCGAATTGCCCGAAGCCACCAACATCCAGATCCCGCTCGGCCGTTACGTCGAAACCCTGGAGGAAGAAGCCGGTGTACAGCTGGTTCCCGTTCAACCCCATCGGGAAGTTCACGCCCGGGTCGTCATAGCCGATCACCTGGAGCAGCGCCGATTTCGTGGGGCTGGCCACGGTGCGACCGTAGGTAGCAGGCGGCGAGCCGTCCTGCGTGCAATTCGTCTGGCGGTAGCGCCCCACAAAGCCCAGCTTGATGTTGTACGGCTCACGGCTGTGGAATCGCGTGTGCAGAAGGAATTGCCGGTGGATCAGGCCTGAGCCACCCAAACCGTCGATCCAGAGCGCGCCCGCACACGTGTCGTTCTGCGGATCGGGTGGCACCGAAGGCTGCGTTACAGCCCCACCCGAATGGTGTTCAATCGAGTAAATGACACAGTTATCTAATACAAAATCCGACGCACCCAAAGAATCCCGGCCATCATCGTAGAGTTGGTTGCTCACGAAGTCATAGAACGGGGCAGGATCAGAGATAACCTCCGTTTGCGTTGCAGCCCCTCCCGCTAAAGTCTGGACCGAAATAACACCACCCGTAGCGGACAAAGCCGTCGCGGATGCGGAAAGTGAATACACCTGGATCAGGGTGCCAGATTGCGAAAGTGTGATGTCATCGTAGGGCACCAAACGCCCAGGCTGCTGCTGCCATGTCGTTACCAGGTTCGCAATAGAGGCTGCCAACGTAGCGCCGATCTGCACTTCCCTGCGCATAGTCGGCGTGGTGCGATAGGTATACACCTCAGTGCCAATCGTTGCGGTGTTCCCATCAGCAGGTTGCGAGCTAAATGAAAACTGAGCCGCCCTCTTGTACTGGAAGCCAAAATGCATAAGCCCTGGCTTCGGGTCAGGGCCTTGCTTGCGAATGCCCCAATAACCACCAATCGTCATGGTCCGGACGATTGAAACGCCGTCTGCGCCCGCGCCGGGGGTCGCCGGGTAATTGTTCAATTCCGGAAGATTCACCCCGCGTGTGGAATCCAACCAGATAGAGGCCTTACGCCAGTAGCCACGAACATTGACATCAATAAGCCGCATGTCCAATCGGGAACCATGGAAGATCCCGACGTCCCAATCGTCGCCGAAGTTAGTCGGTGAAGTGTTGGAATAATCACAATACAAATCCACCATCATGGCATGCATCACGAAGCCATCATTCTGGATGTTGATGCCCGTCGAAATCGGCGGATCGTTGGCATCCAACGGGCTGCCCCGATAGAGATATCGGGTTTTTACGCTTTTATCGCCGGTACCTACCCACAGCAGCCGAGCACAAGGCGTTGCATCGGTAGGTGCGAAAAACTGCGCTCGGTCATACCCTTGGCCGGCACCGATGATGCTCACTGCGGGCAGAGTGATTAGCAACTCATCGGTCATAACGTATGTGCCTTCAGGCCCATATACGGTTACCGCTGCTTTGCTATTTACGGCGGATTGCCACGCAGCCCAATCAATGCTTTGCGACAACGACGTAACCCCTGCATTCGGGTATGCGATCTGTGCTGCCGCTACAGACGAATAGCGTTCGGACAACGGATGATTAATGCCATCTCCGATGGCCCCAAAATCCTTAACGCTCACCCAATCCTGAAGCCGTGAATAGACCGACCGATAGATAGCCCCCACCAATTCATTCTGGTAGCCGATCAACGAGCCTCCATCCGGAGCGGCCAGGTCGTCTCTGATCTCCTGGATTTGCTCATCGATTACAGCGGAGAGATCTGTCACCAAGCGGTCCCAAATAAGGTTGCCGACTTGATCCCGAACCACTTGGCGATACGCCCCGTAACCCCACGCCGTGCATTCCCCGCGTGCGTCCAAGACGATAGGATTGGTATTTAGAATCGTCATCGCCTGGTCTTGCCAGGTGTCCTTCGGCGTAGACGTATTGGGGATGTAGTAGTACACGCGACCGCCAACCAACGGGCGCCCGTTATTGTCGTCAAAGTGCTGCTTACCGTTGGGGAGAAGGCTAGACATGGTTCAATTCCTGCAATACATTTCTCTGATGGAAACCTACTTAATTCTTCCGCTCGTCTACTGCGTCGTATGCTTCTTAAAAGGCATTTGGCAGGGGCTGCATGGCGTTCCCGTTATTCGGCGAGACGCGCCCCAACCCGAGCG